ATAGTGATTACTGATACCACCAAGAATTCCAGTGTAAGAAAACTGGAAATGACCTGGAACATTGTTGTTTGAGTTGATTCCTGGAGATGCGGCAAGTTCATCTCTCATTTTAAATGGAACTTTCGTGTAGATAACGAAAGACATGAACCCATCATGATTATGTAGTGGGTTAAACTCATTCTTTGCTTGAAAATTCACCCAAAGTGAGTTTAAACTAAAATCTACTTCGTCTTTTGTGAGAAATGAATCTTTAAGAAAGTTAAAAAACTCAACATACTCTTCAACTTGAGGTAAAATCAGTGTTTCTGCATGTTTCAGTGATTTTGGTAGCGCAAATTCTCTTTTTAGGTTGCCACTGAGACGAGTATTCCACTGTTGTGGTTGATGCATGTCAAAATCTGCTTGAATTTCATCAATTTCATCACGAATTGGTTGTAATTCTTTACCAGTAAAGATATGTTCAATAAATCCGTAATTATTAAATGTATTTAAACTCATTATGCTGGAACCATTCTAAATTTTATTTTATCGTTTTGTTTATGGTACACTGCTTTGTGATTTCTATCTTTCCACTCACAAACATACCACTCTGGAATTGGTCTATTCGTCCAAACAGCAAAGGGTTGTTTGTCATTAATGTAATAATTGTGGTATGCTTGGATAGAATCAGTTGGTACTTTGTAATCTTCTGGCATGCACTGTGGCATTGGAGTAATATCACTAATTTTTATGTTGGTGGGCAACTTATCGAGAAAAGGAATTAATCTTTCAGCGACATGGTGTTTGCCATAACGGAAAGTGTACTCTTTCATCAGATCTCGCCACAATGAATACAACCATTGGTAATTGGCAGATGTCTCACGACACCAAATACCAGATGGATGTTTCATGTGTGATGCCATGTACAAATTATCTTCACGTTCATCATCTAATTTCCATCGCATTGCTTTGCGACCTGAAATAGACTTACCCTCATACTCATATCCATCTAACAAACGATGAGCAGTGGAAAGAAGTTGTGCGTATTCCAGAATCATCTTAACGACATGTTTGTCAAGATGCTGTTTTGCACATTCTTTAGTGTCTTCGTGTAGATAGAAAATATTCATGTTGTAAGCATTCTAATTAGACCAAATGTGTCAATAGAAGTTAGCAAGATGTAGTTAGTAAGCATCCCAAAAGATTTCCTAGTATAAGCAGCCCAAGCATAGATAGCGCAGCCAGTAATCCAAACAGGATAAAGAGCCAAGAGGGGAGGTGTTGGTACGGTAAGTGCCATTGTAATGCTACACCCAATACTAATAGCCCAAGCAACAAGCTCGGCAGCAAAGCGAATACGATTAGAAGAGTAGTCATCTTTTATCCATTGTAAAGTTGGTCCAAAAATATCAAGCATAAGATCCCATTGAATCATATCCAAATTTTAACGCATTCATTCCACGAATTCCACGAATTGTGTCATGAATTTGTTGAATTGTATCAGAAGATTTTGTATGAAGGATACCATGACCACTTTTTGCCACAAATGGAGTAATACATCCAATAGAATCATCAACTAAAATAGTGTGATCGTCGGCATAATTTGATTTTTCTTCTTTAGAACGAACAAAATTGGCTTTGTATGGGATATTCCACTTGTCTAACCATCTTTGTTTTTGCCTACGTGCTTCATTTCCCTGATCAACATCGAAAGTACCCATTGAAGTTAGAATTTCAATGTTGATGTTCTCAAGTTTAGTTACATAATTGAGTAACTCTTGCGTGTCAGGCATGAATTCAAGGTCTTCAAAAATTTTATGTATGAAAACAGCGTCACGAAATTTCTTTCGATCAGCTTTTTCAGGGTCAATTGCTCGATATGCCTTGTCAAAATTGCAAAGCACGCCATCCATGTCTAAGTATAGTGTAATCATAATGTAATTATACCTCAAAAATCAATTTAAGGCAACTTCTTTTGTGTAAATTTTGATAAATCAGGTGGAGTCCAGCCTTCTGGCTTCAAAATTTTACCATCTTCTCGTCTTTTTACCTTACGAGTGACTGGATCAACTTTTGCCATGTTGCTTCGAAGCACTGCATCCCATGCACCACCAACATCATATCCTTTCATGTGACAAAATCCAAGTGTAACCCAGATTAAATCCATGCAACCATCGAGCATTTCTGTCTCATCACGATTCCAATGAGCATCAATGAACTCTTTGAACTCTTCTTCCATGAGAGATTTGTATAATGCAGAGTTTTCAGGTGATGCTTTTTGATCACATGCGTTCAAAAACAATAAAACATCAAGTGGCATGCTCATTATTTGTTCCTCTCAGTGTCAAAATAGTATTGAGACTTTGTTTTTGGTAAATCAATCTCATCATACAATGGAGTATCCCACTCTTCTGTAGTCCACTCTGGTTCAGGTTCCCATTCTGGCTCATTTTCCAAATCATTGACAAAGTCAAGATTACCATTAAAGACAAACCCTGCTCCTTTCAGGAACAATTCTACCTCAGTTAAAACATCTGGTAGATAATCTGCCTCAAATTCACGAGTAGTTTTAGAACCACCATATTCATCTTCTGCTATTAAAGTATATTTCATCAGTCGTGCTCCTGTAGTGACCATTTCAATTGTTTAATTTCATCTTTCAAGTTTGAGTTTTCATACTCAAGTTCGTTGATCCGTTGCATCAACTGAAGAATTGCTTCTTCTTTATCATTCAGTGGGATTAGATTCGTGTTCATTTTCTTTTTTCTTTATTGACCAAGTGCCATTTTTATTATCTATCCACTCGAGTGTATCGCCAATCTGCCAACCAGCACTATCCATAATCTCATCGGTGAGAGGAAGAACTAAATCTCCACTCCCATCGTCTGCTGCTTCAAGTGTAATCACCCACGATGTAGGTTTATTCATAGTTAATCTCCAACCAATTAGTTTCTTCAGGCAGAATCTCAATAATGATTCCATTCTTTTCTGCATTATCAATCATGTCCAGAAGAACACTACGACCATACATGTTCGTACCATAGTGTGCCTTATGACAAGCATATGTGGAGCCACTGCTTCCGTCAAACATGAAGCAATGACCCTCTTCATACGCTCTCGTAATACCACTGTTTAGTTTCCAAGAATCTGATCCAGCATAACCACCAAACCAACAAGCAAAAACTTTATGGATTGGTGGACTATCTTCATAGCCACTAATCTTAACAACTACCCATCTATCTGGTGTATATTCACTCATACTAAACCTCTACGAATTTCAATTCAAAACGATCTGCACGATCTTCGTAGTTGATGTAACCACGAGGATTACAAACAACACGACAACCTTTAATCATGTAGTCAAAGTCTTCATGGGTATGACCATGAGTCCACAATTTGATTCCTGGACGATCCATAATGAATTGATCTAAGTTAGAATTGTAAGCACCATTCATTAAATGATCATGTGCATAGCGAGGATGCTCAGAACTCTTGCTTGGAGCATGATGCCCAACTACAATGGTTGTCATCCATGGAGGAGTCATATTGTAATTAGTCTCAATAAACTTTAACATTGCTTTGTGTTCTTCAACAACATGTCGTGGAGTCAAAGTTGCTGGACGAGTCTTAAACTTTGTAGTCTTGCTACCATCATCTTTCTCATCCCACACTCTGTAGTTGACCATTTCATTACTGTTCTCGCAGATTTGAAAGTCATTCATACGACGCTGAACATGATTCATGGTCATTTCATCTTCATTATTCATATCAGTCCAAAGAGTGCCACCAAGAAATACATAATCTCCAAGAGTGAATACTTCTTTATCAAGAACATGAATGTTCGGTAGGTGCTTTAGTGCATCTTTTAGAATGCCTGCAGAAGTAGCAAAGTCACCATGATAATGCTCGTGATTCCCCATAACATAAACGACATGAGGAAAGTTCCTACTACAAGCAGTGAAAAAATCAAGATACCGATCAGTTTTAGCAGAAGAAAGAATACTATCGGTAACCCTAAGGTCAACAGCAGTACAAATATCACCAGATAAAATAAGGACTTCAGCATTGTGTGTGTTCTCTAGTTCCAGTTGTCCGAATTCTAGATGGACATCTGAGCATATTGCGATTTTCATTAGTGTACCTTTGTTTCATTTCTTTCCATTGGGGGATCCTGACTAATACTACTGAGTAGTTTTAAAAAGTCTTCAATGGATCCTGCTTCTTTGTTTAGAAGCATTGCTCGTGCCATCAAAATTGCAGCAAGAGATAATGGGGTTACGGAATACTTTACCAAGAGTGTGGACAAATAACTATCAACACCACGAGAGATTTCAATTAGTTGTTCATCATTCATTATTCTTTTCCTTATAATACCTATAACAGTTTACCTGATATTGAAACTGTTTTGGGTGGTGTTCAAAGTTAGCCAGTTTATCACCATAGTGTTCAACCAACTCTTCATAAAATTTTAATACTTCTTCATCTGTCATTTTTGTATGGGCTATCTGGATTTCTGGCTTGGATTCTTGGGACTTCTGTTAGACAATACTGCTCACCCATTAGTCCCATATAAAATTTACAAGGGTTTCCAACAAAGTTATTGGATGCGCTATTATCAATGTAGACATTCTCAACTTTCGTGAAGTGTCCACAACCTGACAGAAGCAAAACTAATAAGACTCTAGCCACCATAATATGCAATTATCTTTTCCATTGAAGGGATTAAATTTACCATGGAATTATGATAGTCCTCTGGATGGAGATACTGTCCTTCTTCAACATGAAGTCGTACCTCTTCCTTCAGATAACCAATATGATTCTGTAGCGATGCCAATACAATGCCATCTGCAACTTCAAAGGGAATTTCTAATTTTGTCATAACTCTATTATACTCCAATTAATCTTGCAAGACAACCAATTTCTTTACTGTCTTGGGATTGCAATAAACCACATGTCTTATTCCCTCTTCTAATCCAAGGGGAAGATCTGAATGAATCAACACACCCTGTTCGTTCTGTCTTACTACCATTCCTACGAGGGGGAAAGTTTCATATTTTGCGAATACTCTGTCTCCATAGTTATACTTCTGGGGTTTCGCATTTTTAGAGAAATATTCAGCTAGATTCATTCTTAATATCCTTCTTCTGTGCCTGTCGTTCAGACTTCCAAAACACTCTTTTCCAGTCTCTTAGGTGTTTCCACCATTGGGGAGCCGATGTTTTATTTCCTTGCTTTACATTGGCCATTTGAACTCCATTACTATAATTATAATCATTGCGATTAGGCTAGTCATTCTTCTTCCTGTAAGATGAAGTACAACTCTTCCAATGCAGAGAGAGCATTATGTAGTGCTTCTTTCTGCTCCAACGAACCATCCTTAGTGATAGCCGATGCAATATCATAGAGACAGTTCTCAGCATGACCAACAGTACTAGCCATTTCGTTTGATTTAATCATGGACTCACCCAATATGTTTCAATATTAAACTCTACTCCAACTTCTTTTTCTAAGTCTGCATCGGGAATGTCATCTTCGATAGAGTAAGACTCACGAATATAATCATTCCTGTATGTTATGGCTGATTCCTTAGTCTTAAAGACCCCAAGAATATTGTTATCACTATCGTATTCATTCTCATCATACTTTGTAAGAATGAATACCTTTTCATTAATAATAAACTTCATTCTTCAACTCCGAAATGTTCAACCAACGCATAGGCAAAATCCTTTGCAGGATTCTCGCTTACGATATTAAGTATGTCATTTTTAGTCTGCTTTTCTATTGCTATCCGAGCACATTCTCGGATAATCAATAGGGCGAACTTTTTGCACTCTGGCATGTCCCAGTGCCCAACACCAAACATATCTTTTGTGTATCCAGCCTGTTCAGCAAGTTGTTTAATTCGTTCATTCATATGCAACCTTTTACAACAAAATTTTTCTCGGGGAATTTTTTGCAGGAAACTGATTTCCAACAATGCAACCCTCTACAGATATGATTATACCTCAATATGGAATTAAAGACAAGGATGTAATTATGATGTGGGCTAAACCCTCCGCATAGCCCATCGGGTAGGAGTCCCTGTGTTATATTTTACGTCCCTAATCCCAATACAGATTACAACTGTCTCATCTTCTCAGATCCCAAATACATCAGCACGAGTCCAGCGATGGTCATACCTACTAATATAAACAGATCTTCATCAGCTGCAGTTTCCATTCCACCAACGCATCCGAATACAATCAAAAATCCAAAAATAAATCTAATCATTCTATTCTCCTATTAAGCAGTCAACATGTATGTAGCAAGATCTTTCCATTCTTTATTGCTGGCACGTACCTTAGACACAGCAATAAGAGTGCGAAGGCTAATCTCTTTAGCATCCTTACCGACTTTACGAATAAGAGCCAATGCATCTGCCTTAATAGTGGCATCGTACTCTGGCAGGAACTCATCACTCTTAGCGATGTATTCCATACGATCGATCTTCTGGTCGAGAGTCATCGACAGGTCGATCATCATAGAACGACTACGGATGGCTTGGTCGATACGATCTTGGTCCATGTTAGAGATGAAGATTACTCGACCTTCGAAGTTGAATGAACGTGGCAGGTCATCATCCTTCATGTCAGCATTCCAGCTAATAATGCGTTTGCCGTAAGAGTCCAATGCTCCCTTAAGCAAGTTTAATGCAACTGGATCTTTCAGAACAGCATCGCAATCATCGAACACGATTACAGACTTCTGATTTTCGAACAGAGTGCGGTACAAACCCTTGGCAGTGGAATAACCCTTAATCATCATGAAGCACTTGCTGGTATTGATCACCGAACCGACTTGGAATTCAGCCAATTCAGAAATATCTTTGTAGCCATGTGCAGCCAATGTCTTGGTTACAGTGTAAGTCTTACCGAGTCCACCTTCACCAGTAATAACAGCAGAGGGTTGAACACCAGTAGCAACCATGGTCACCAGCTTCTCAACGAAACCGAAGCGAGTGTTGATGTCATATTTGTTGGATTTTTCAACAGCTGCAGCCATTGCAACTTCAACATCACCGACCATGGCTTTCAGTTTGCGTTCAACATATGCCTTAGAGTAAGACTTGATTGTTTTGGAGCCGACTTTAGCCATGTAGTTGCCAGATTTAGCGTCGAAGGAAACAGCGGATACATTCATAAAAAACCTTTCATAATCAATTTCAATACCATAATCTTACAGTAATTGCGAATTTACGGCAACAACTTTCTGGATAACCCCACTCTTAGTAGGGTAATTCCGAGATGGCTTCACAGATCTCGTCTGGTCCAAAATCAGAATTCTCACCATAAACTTCACAACGATCACCATCGATAATAACCAATTGATTATCGGTTTCAGCGATTAATGGAACAGGAGATTGAACCCCAGCGAAACCCATTAATTCATGTTTATTCATAACACGGAATTCTAAAGCAGAGAGAAACTTTCTAGTAATCATAATAACCCTTAATCAATTCAATAAAGACTATTATTCCTTAATTGCGAATTAACGACAACCACTAAATGGACAAAACCCCACTGTAAATGGGGTTATTTCTCTCTCGTAGTTAGTGGTTACTTACTTCTCTGTATCAACCCTAACACAGTGATTATGCCTCAAAGTCAAGTAATAATCAAATATAAATTGCAAGTTGCAGACTACACTTCTTCCCATAAGTCGCCATCCTGCACGAATCGACCACCACCGATATTATCCCTAATAGGTGCCACTGGATCTGGAGTCTGATTATTACCTAGAGAAACAAAGTTATGCACAGCCACTTCTGCTCTGTCATCACCAGAAGTCAGCCACATAGACTGTTTCTTGGCTAATAGTGCTTTCGTCTCTGGCTTATGCTTCCTAGTATTGCCACACGAGCGACTACAGAATTCACCACGCTTGTTGTGCACAGCCCCACACTTAGGACATGTTTTTGATTTGTATCCCATCACTCGCCTTTGTATTCACTGCAACCCCTGTTTTTCCCCGAGTCCGTCCACCACACCATAAATAGAGCCAATTTGTCCTGCATCGTTACTTCCACTGCACTCATTGTTATGGTCTGTTGCTTTGGGACATCGTTTGTTTCCACATAGCGGACATAGCCTCATATAAACGGATTCTGGGTCTCTATGGTCTATCGGTCTACACGAATGACAGTGGCACTTCATACGATATCCTTACTGGCTTTCCATTCATCCCATGGGCAGTTTCTCTTCTCTGCAAATGCTTCTGCTTCTTCTAATGTAGCGAGTTCATAGTCCTTTTCAGACCACCACTCACACTCACACACATAACGACCTGCATCATGACTGGCTTGTCTTAGAAAGCCATGTGGAGCATTAGGATGAGGATTACATTTCATTTTTTACCCTGTAGAGATAGTAGTAGACTAGACTATTGCAGTTCGTTGATCATTGCTCGTTGATTGGCGATTACTGTCTCCAGCGTTTCGATTCGTTTCTTGGCATCTGCGAGTTGTTGCTCCAGTGCTTTCATTGATTCCACCATTGATAAGATTGCCTCAGTTTCCATTTGTGCTACTGTCTTCATATTTCCATTCCTTTGCTTGAGGTAGTCATTTTAGTAACCAGTCTCCATTTAGATTTGATAGGTACTCTGCATACTCCGTTTTAAGCATCTCTTCGAATTCTTTCTTGTAGTCTACATTATGTAAACGATCGAATGCCTTTAGTTTTTCTCCCTGATATTGTGGAGCAATATTACCCTTCCATTCCTCGAATGTCAGTGGCTTCTTTATTTCCATTTGATAGTCTTTTGGATTCATCGTGTTTTCTCCATTAATGTGAAAAATCCCACAGAGTGGGATTGATTTTTATCCGCCACGACCAGCAGCTTTTTTCATGGGCTTGGATGCCATTCGATTGACTGCTTGGTTGACTTGCATGCTTGCTTCTCTACGACCAAAACCTTTGCCTTGCAATGTATGCTTTGCTTTCTTTTTGGCTCGCTTCAGTAGTTTCTTCTGTTCCCACTGCTCTTTAAAGGTTAGTGGTTGCACTGGTGTAGTTTCTTCTGTCATAATATCTCCATGTTGTTGGAGCAGGATATCGGGTTCGAACCGATGACATTTTCGTTGGCAACGAAACATTCTACCACTGAATTAATCCTGCACACTACTACTTATTATACAATAATATACCCTACATGTCAAATTATGCTGCACGCATGTAAGACTTATATCTGTCTGCAGCGTATGATGCTGCAAATGCGTTTGGCTTCACAAATGGAACTACATTGCACATACCTTTAATGTAACCAACAGCTTCGTTGATTACACAAGATGAACCATGCATTTCGTTTGGATTAATATCCAGATGCACTTGGACTTCTCTGTCTTCCAAAACATCCTGCATCTTTAGATACAAATCTGCAATCTTATACACTTCGTTCATCAATCGCATACGTGGTTTGTCTTTCTTCTGGTCGTAGCATCTCTCACGAGACACTTCACCGAAGATTTTACAACCATTATTACCATTGATATGAACAACAATCACTAAGATGTAATCAGCGTACCAATCATTCCCGATATTAAATCGTTCAGAGTCACCACCGATATAAATCTTTGATTCAGGACTCTGTGCCTCGATGAATGCTTTTACTTCATCAATATCGATCGCTTTACGCATTATACACCTCTATATTAGAATGGAGCGGAGTGAGAGAATCGAACTCTCAACAACAGATTGGAAATCTGTAGTTTTACCATTAAACTAACCCCGCATTGGCATCCCGACAGGGATTTGAACCCCGACCAACAGTTTTGGAGACTGGTATGCTGCCGTTACACTATCGAGATATTATTACATACTACTTATCTTATTATACGCCATATGTAAGGGCGAGGTATTGGTGGAGGATAGCGGAATCGAACCGCTGACTCAAGCGTGCAAGGCTAGTGTTTTCCCAATTAGACTAATCCCCCAATTTGGCTCCCCAGCGTGGGATCGAACCACGGACACCTTGATTAACAGTCAAGTGCAACTACCGCTGTGCTACTGGGGAATAAACTTATCGTGTAACTTTTCTGGTAAACTTAAACCAGTAATACTTCAAACCTCTCCATGTTGGGATACCCCAATCATGATACATTCCTACTTCTTTGGGAATGCTTCCATACGCTTTTTCTATCGTTTCTTTCGATGACATAGCATTCTCCATTTATTTGGTGCTCCGTGAGAGAATCGAACTCCCAACTGATGCTTACAAGGCAACTGTTATACCACTTAACTAACAGAGCATAATTCGTTTACAAAATCTAATAACAGTGTGTGGTGTCTTCCACCATTCCAATGTTTGTTTATGTATTGCCATGGTTTCTCATACCAATACAAAGGTGCTTCTAGATGGCAACCTATCAATCCTATTCTTCCCTGTATGATTGCCATTGGATCACCATTGGCATATCGTGCGACAGTCTTAAATTTACTTTCGTCTCCAATCAATGCACATCCATCATAGAAGTACATTTGTTCTTTTATTCTATTCCACTCTACATCAGCAACTGTGCCGTAACTTCTACGAACAGTGGCATTTGGTCTCTTTATGTACTGAACTGGACCAACATCAGTAAGTATATCGAAATACCTACTTCCAGCCCAATAAGCACCCATGCAAATGCCAAGATAGTGACCACCACCATCCAAGAATCTGGCGATTCGATTCGCTCTTGTTCTAGTGAAGAAATTAGGATAGCTGTCACTATCCCCAATACCCCCAGGAAAAGCAATAACATCAATATGGTCAAAGAAATTATCATCGTCCAACTCGCTTTCTTCAAATATCCGTATCTGGTAATCTGAAGAAAGAGCATTAACCATGGCATACGCACAGTCTTTCGAACATTCTGGGTGGTGAAGATATAATGCCATTCGTTTCATAACACTACTTATAAATGGTCTCGGGTGGAAGAATCGAACTTCCGACCCATGGTCCCAAACCACGAGTTTTACCACTAAACTAACCCGAGAAAACTTTTGGTGGTGATGAGTGGAATCGAGCCACTAACCTCCTGCGTATGAAGCAGATGCACTACCGTTGTGCTACATCACCGAAATTTGGTGCGGATGAGAGGACTTGAACCTCCAGAATCTTGCTTCTAAGGCAAGCACGTCTACCAATTGCGTCACATCCGCTAAATGCTTTCTCTCCGTCGTGGTAATTATAGCACATCAGTTTACTTCTGGTTTGTGTACATCGCACCAGTTTCTCCATCAAGCATGCCCTCCACCCACTCGCCACGGACAGAACTCTCGTGTTGCCAACGCTGGTTAGGTAGACCCATGATTTAACTCATGCCCTATTCAAAGGGAGAACCATCCTACTGATCGTCAATCAGTTTCTCTCGTGCGGATCACACTAGCAGTGATTAGCTGCAGGGCTTGGTAGCGGGAGTAGGAATCGAACCTACCTCATTCTGGCTTATGAGACCAGCTAATTCCCAGAATTATATCCCGCAATAACTTGGCGACTCGTGGGAGAATCGAACTCCCATAAGCGGATAGACAATCCGCTGTAATGACCATTATACTAACGAGCCAAAACTGGTGGAGCAACTTGGAGTCGAACCAAGATTGTTTACCCAGAGGGACGAGATTTACAGTCTCGGGATGCACACGCCATAGCATCAATTGCTCCAATGATATTAGTTTAGTGTTATCGTGCCTATTTGTCAACAATGTAGCTAGCACTGACGAGCGAGTGGCAGTTATATCAGACAGTGTCAGTCGCACCCTAACTGTCGAGTAGTGATTGATCAGATCACGCTACCTTGATAACACTAAACTAATACCACATTTAATTACACTGGGATGTTTGGAAACAACCACCACTCGGCAGTTAACCACGCTATCGTCTAGCGACTGGTTTCCATCCACATTATGTTCCAACATTCTCCAGCGTGACCACCGTATCCGCTTACTGATTTCAGCTTCGTTTCCATCTTTCGTGTAGTTTGGCGAGCGATACTCCGTCGAGTATCCTAAACTCCCAAACCACCTACTGGTTTTGGTAACCCAATGTAATTAAATCTGGTACTCGATGGGGGAATCGAACCCCTCCTTCCTGCCGTGAAAGGGCAGTGTCCTAACCGATAGACGAATCGAGCATGGTGGTAGTTTTTGGAGAACTACCAAACTCTTGGCTGACCTCTGGTCATTTAATGTTTCCTGCTCAGCGTTTTGCATTTCTGCGTGCTTTGCGTTTTGAAACAACCTAGTGGGAGAATGTAAGCGAGTTGCAACATTCAAGCCACTTGCCCTATGCTTTGTTTCGCAACAAAGACTTAGAAGGGACTTTTGAATAATCTATTATACATCAAACATCAGTATAAGTCAACAAGTATTTTGCAATTTGCCAGTAATTTTTCAACTGACGACCTCGGGGATCCGATCCCTCTGTCTTACACTCGGAGGACCAGTGTTGGCACTGGTCTTTGTGATCCCACTGTTCCTCAGCGGTCTCCAAGTGGTGTTTGTTTTTTCATTTCATAGATGAATTCTACATCAGCTATGAATTTACGACAACAACTCATTTTAATAACCTTACAATCTGTATGTAATACTAAAGTATTACTGGAGTAGGTGACAGGAATCGAACCTGTTTCCATGGGTTTGCAATCCAGTGCCTGTCCAACTGGCTCCACCTACATTATCTCTGGCACGGCATGCAGGAATCGAACCCACATTCGTAGGGTAGAAGCCTACTGTATTATCCATTATACTAATGCCGTATGGTGCGGATGAAGGGACTCGAACCCTCAGATTATGAATTTTAAGTCCATTGCCTATACCAATTCGGCTACATCCGCAATATCTTGGTACCCAGAGTGAGATTCGAACTCACAGAATTTCTCCTTTTGAGAGAGACGACTTTTCCAATTTGTCCATCTGGGCATTGGTGGGCTGACTGTGAATTGAACACAGACTCAATGAATTATGAGTTCACTGCTTTACCATTAAGCTACCAGCCCAATACTGGCAGAGAGTATGGGAGTCGAACCCACTCGCCCATTTCTGAACGTCGGATTAGCAATCCGATGCCTTACCATCCAGCCCACTCTCTAAATTCTGGTGCGTCCTGAGAGAATCGAACTCCCACTCGTAGGTTCGTAGCCTACTGTAATATCCATTTTACTAAAGACGCAAAACTTGGTACCTCGTGACAGATTCGAACTGCCGACCTTCTCCGTGTAAAAGAGACATTCTACCACTGAAATAACGAGGCACATAATATGGCGGAAGACAGAGGAGTCGAACCCCATCCCATTTCTGAGAACCCAGTTTTCAAGGCTGGTCGCAGGACCAACCCCGCTGCATTATCTTCCATATCTTTGGTTCCCAATAGTGAATTCGAATCACTGACCTATCGCTTATCAAGCGAGTGCTCTACCGCTGAGCTAATCGGGAATATTTGGTACCAAGAGTTGGACTCGAACCAACCACACCTAGTGCTTCAAACTAGTGCTCTACCTGATGAGCTACCTTGGCATAATATTTGGGGTATCGTATGAGAATTGAACTCATGATGACGGAATCACAACCCGTAGTTTTACCACTAAACTAACGACACCATAAACTGGTAGGAGCACAGAGAATTGAACTCTGATTAATAGGTTAAAAGCCTACTACTTTACCATTAAGTTATACTCCCATATAGAAACACACTGACCAATCTGGGTAGTTGTGTCGTGCAATAGTCCTCGCAAACAATGTGTTTTTATATGGCAGAGGGTACTGGGATCGAACCAGTGATGACAGAGTCAAAGTCTGTAGTGTTACCGCTACACCAACCCCCAACAGAATCCTGAATTGTAAAAGAACAATGTTACTAGCACGATGGCTATAAAACAAAAAACCCTCTGGACTTTCATCTCAGAGGGTTTGGGTAAGTAGACTGGTGTCAGTTACTTCTTATCCAAACCCTCGTTATCCTCAATCGCATTATATCCAAATGATGTGCGTGAGCATGTCCAGCCACTTAATAGCGGGAGATGTTTCTGCATCGATTTGGATATGTTTCTTAAGTTCATGATTGAATTCTACTACACCTTTGTTTATTTGTCAAGCACTATCTGAAATGACCTTACAACTTGCAGGGTTTTCTTTCAGACAGTAATCTATTTAGTCACTATTTTAGTTCACTATTGAATTAAAGTCAACTTTTTCAATATTTATTTTACATTTTTGCAAAAAAGATAAACCATCCTCGTCTCTGTAAGAGTGACGATAGTAAACTTTATCTATTCCTGCGCCATGAATTAACTTAGCACAATGAATACAAGGAGCATGAGTGCAGAATAAACTGGAGCCATTGCCTGATTCACCATCACGAGCCAATTTGATAATTGCATTTGCTTCTGCGTGAATGACTTCTTTTCTTGTTACTAATTCTGAAAATTTTGTTTGAGGATTAACATATTCAAACTCACATTCATTAGTCCAACCAGATGGCATACCATTGTAGCCAATCGAGATGATACGATTGTCTTTTACAACAACCGCACCGACCTGTAATCTAACTGCACTGGACAACTCTGCGAATCTCTCCGCAGTGTCCATGAATGCATCAATCCATTTTTGTTTCATCGTAGTGTATATTGGTTAATAACTGCTCCAGGTTTCTTTAGTGCAGCTTCTCTTCGTTGTTTGTATTCTTCGTTCTCAACATCAAGTGGTGCTGCTGAGATAGATTTTACAGCTGGCACTTCTTCTTCCAACTCTTTGAATTTTTCGTCACGAGATCTGGCATTCACTGGCTGTGTCATACGACGAGCATCTTCTGTTGCAATTTTGAATTGAACATATGCACGATACACATCACCTTCTTTGAACACAGCAATGTTCTCTCGTTTAAAGAATCCCATTGCTTGCTTAACACGAACCTTTGTGACACGATCAATTTCTCGTTCAACTGCAGCACCACCAGTTCCATTCTCAGTGGTTGATTCACGAGTAACAGAATCAATATCTGTTCTTAGTCGTGCAGCAAGTTGCGTCTTAGCACCAATGGTTGCTTTGTCGATGGCAAACTGCATATCTTTCGATACATCAGTCGCAGTGACTACGATAAACTTCGTATCCTCTGGATCTTTTGCAAGATACCACTGAGGGATGTTATCGAGTTTGTTGGCTGGAACCTCAACTGTTTTGTTGGGGTCTGGCTTAAGAGTTGAACATCCAGATAGCAATACCATAGATGCCACTACACAAGTCATAATATATTTCATTTCAAGTTCTCCGTTTAATAACAAAATTGTGGTATACCACTCGCCTAGCATTAATAGGCACTGACGAAATCTGTCGATAAATCTCATCTCTCGTCATACTGCTTCTAAAAGTAATCTTAACTTTGGAAAAGACTACCATCAGTGTATCTTTACTTTCGGGTGCATCATTAATAATGTCTGCATTCCACCAGATACCATTCGGTAATACTAACTTCCCATCGATAAGATTGCTCTTAATTCCATCATAGGGATACATAATATGCATCTTGTCTCCGTAAACACTGAACAAGTATACATACAATGGCTCTCTAGTAATAACATCAAACTTGTATTGTTGCCCATTGACTGCAAAGTTACTCGCATTCTCAATGTCACCTGCTAGTGGTCTACTTGGTTCAAGTTCAACCTTAACTTCAACAACACATGTATCTACAAATTTACTTTTCTTCGGTTTAATCTTTTCTGTTATGACTCTTTTCAGAGTACCAGCAGATTCAACCTCAGTCTTCTTAACATAATCACATTCAATACCTTCTGCATTTCTTTCTCTGCAAATATGTTGTTTCTTTACTTCAAACTCTTTCTCAGCATAGCGTTCGATAGCATCACTGACTGCATATGCTTTTGCTATATCACAGTCAGGTGCTTCGCCAGTTCCAAATGAAACATCTGCGTAACAATTGACACAAAAGACCAACCATAATATAGCAAACTTCTTCACTTTAGGCTTTCGAATCCTCGATAATCTTATCTAATGCTGCAGCTGCATCCCAATACTCTTCAGTAAGCCCTCGCCATTTAGTAACTACCAAATCATCACCTTCCCAGCGACTCCATGTTTTACCATTCCAATCACAGTACTGAGGAAAATCCCATGCAACAGTAGTTACTTCATAACGACCAACATGAACAGGATTCACTGATGGATCAAACCATTCTGTTCGATCTAAATCACGCAGTTTATCTTCTAATTCTTCTTCTTCCCAACGATCCAATTCTTCAAGACCATTGGTATAATCTAAAATTTCTTCAGGTAATTCTTCTACTGATGCACGATCTGATAAATCATAATCGTAGTATTCATCGAATCCATCTTCGAAACGACCAGCAAAACCCATTCCAGGTTCATGATACATTGCACGAACAGACCAACCTTCTGTTTCTAAGTATTCATACAAAGCAATTGGAGGAGACCACGCTGAGTCAAAGTGTAAGACGATTGTATTATCATCTTCTCGTTCCCAATCATGAATGTCAACATCCCACTTTGTACCCCAGTTATCAACTGACCAACCATAGTCCCACTCACCAGCAGGATTAGGTCTCAAATGATTTAATGGCTGACTATCTTCTTTAGATAGTTCTGCTTCGAAAGCATCAATCCTTGCTTTGTCATCGTGGTGCAAGGTTACGGTATTATAACACCAATTAGGCATAGTTCACTCCATTCATAATAAGTTTCGGTTAATCTATTATACTACAAATACTCTTGCAAGTCAATGCTTATTTCTTTGCAGGTTGTTCTTTCCATTGTGCAGTTGCAGGAATGATCCCAGCATCGCTTACAAGTTTCCATGTAATCTTTGGATACATCTTCTGCAACTTCTGGTCTTTAACTGCAATAAGAATTGCAGCTTCAGTAGGATGGATACCTTCCAACAAACCAATGAACAGAGATTCTCTCTTGATTGGCTTTAAGTCTTGACGCATGAACACATACATTTTCTTTGCTTCAAGAAATAAGTTTGTGTCACACATTCCAACTGGTTGGTCAGCAGGTTTGAAAGGTGGTTCTCCCTCTGGAAGAAGCATCTTGTGGGATGGTAAGAAGTTATGTGCAAACAATACCTTCAATAGAAATTCATCTTTATGCTTCTCAATTGTCTTTGGATCATCGTTGATCTCTTTAAGCATCTCAGTCAAATATTGTTTCATTAAAAATCCTCTAGTTCGTCTAATAATAAACGGCAACGATGCTCAATCAAATAGTTCATGATAGTCATCTTATCACCACTCGGATTACTACTTAGGTATGTGCCAATAACATCTGACTTAACTCCATCTGGAATAAATTGGAAGTCTACCAGAGTTGCATTGCGTTGCCAATTACGACGTTCTTCGTCATTCTTACAAGCAATGAATCCATTCTCAAAGAATTCTTGAAGTCGTTTGGCACTCATTGGTTTCTGTCTCTCGCCTTTCATGAATACATCGTCTTTGCTTAGGATGTTTGGAACTCCATCACCAGTATCACCCTTAACGATATGTTCAATCTTATGCTCAATGATTTCTTTCTGAGTTGCAGTAATATACTTTTTCTGCATCGGAGACCATTGTTTCACATTAGGATACAATTGTAGTTGTTTAAAGTCTTTATCAGAAGAAAGAATAAGAATCTTCTGTGGCTCTTCAACTAATCCTTGTTGAACCATTTGATTATCCTGAGCCCACTCTGTCAATACAGCAATAATGTCGTCTGCTTCTGCACGATCCACGTGAATAACACGATATGGAAAGTATGTGGCAAGATCAGTGCGCATCTCTGACAATGTATCAAAGATCAACTTCCAATCGAGATCTGACTTGTCACGATTAGTCTTACGCATACCTTTGTAGTATTCGAAGAATTCTTTGCGCCAGTACTTACGACCATCGCAACAGATGACTAACTCTCCATAGTCTTTACCATATTTTTTCTTGTATGACTTGAGGGTAGACAAAGTCACATGACGAATAAGATTCTTCACTTCGGACTCTGTCCCCTTCAACTCACGCTGGAAAGTAAGGATAGCTGCAAGTGCCACCTGACTATAATCAACTAATATCATATTAAAATGCTCCCAGCAAAATACATTCTTCATTCACACGACCATTCGGTACAGTTACCGTAGTGGTCAATAGTTTCATTGCGCCATTCAATGCTCGCTTACCTAGTGCCAATCCTTTAAAGAATACATCTGGTTTACGTAGCATCTGTGTTTTGGATTCTTTGATATCGAATCCGATAATTGTAGTACCCTTAACTGTGAGCACATCATTGATTGCTTTATAAACAGTTACCTTACGATACTTCGTGTTGTATACCCATACTTCAGACGATCCAACAATCGTCTCTGGTTTGATTGACTTAAGATTCAAGTCAGCAAATTCTTTCATATACTTCATCTTGGCAACCACTTTACTTGGTGGTTGTGGCTTACGCTTTCGTGGTGCACGATTCGCTTTAGCAGTCTGCACTTGTTGTTGGCAGTCAGCAATGATTTCTTCAACAAACTCAGCAAACTTCTTGAGTTCTCGTCGTGTTAGGTATGAATAACCCTCAGTGAGTTGTTCATCATCACCATCCAGTGCTTCTCGTAATTCCTGTGCTGTTCCAACGAACAATTCACCAATTCGTTTAGCAATGGGTGCACCGACTTCGTGAGTCAGTAGATAATTCTTGGCAGAGAAGTTACTCTTACCTCTAGTAACAATCCACTCGTCAATTGCACCTTCGAATTCACCAGCATGTTCTCTGGCTTTTTCTTCCATTCGTTCTTGAATGGAGATTACATTAGTTGGTGCTTTCACAACTTCCACTTCTTCAATATATTTTGAAGCATCAGCGATCAATTCTTTCAACTTGTTCGTGAAGAATGGACTGTATGAAGACAATTGTTTTAAGTCTGTCTGCTCATTTGACATGAGACGACACAACGATCCAAATGTCGCAAATTTGTAGTCGGGGAGTTTCTTAAGTTGTTTAGCAATCTTGGGCTCTTTCTTTGAAAAGAACTCAATCGTAAACATCTTCTGTTCTTTTGAACTGGTGTTCACTGAGTAGTAACCCAACGCACGACTCAGACTGGTTGTAAAATCAATCTGGTCAATTGTTGGTTCAAATTTCTTTTGTGACAACAGAATAGCATTATTCTTTGCACGTCGTTTTGCAGTATTCACAGCCATAGGTTTGTAACCTCCATAATATAATATCTATTATACCGCAATTCGCAATTAATGTCAAGCACTATTTTGCAGTGATTTTCTCGTATAGTTCCACGAAGTCCTCGTGGTCTGCAACTTCCTGTGCTAGATTCTGTTTGTGGTAAGTCTTTGCAATCTTGGAAATAACTTTCTTTGGAATTTGCAATGTATCAGATTGTTCTTTAACGATCTCACGAATGAGATCTCGTTCTGCTTCAGTACGAAGCATTGAGTTGCTAATTTCTTGAATAGCACCTTGCAAATCTTTCTTCTGTTCAGGTGTTAATGCGTAGTTCATTTGTTACCTCTGTATGTAAAACCAGAACTGCCACTAACGATTCCACTAAGAATCAATGTGGCCATCCATGTATCAATTGTCAATGGGATTGCCAATGCAGGGAATAATGCATTTAGTGACCAAATAGTTGCAATCGGCATAATGATTGCCACTGCAATAACGATTGCCAATAAAATTAAAATTTTCATAATTCAAAACTCACTTTCGTTACGGAGTCCCAGCGGAAGGATCTCCATTCTTGTTTTTCGATATCGAAGACACGTACTGCGGATCCAGAATCCTTGCTACTGGTTCCTTCGGTTTTGGGTTGCTTGTCTGTCGGAATTCGTCCTTCACTGAGAGTGCATCGCATATCTCTAAGTGTACCATCTTTTTTGGTAAAAGTAACGCACAAGTCTTTGATGCTTTCATCGTGGAGTACTCCTAGAGTCCATGTTTTAAATTCTTCGAATTCTTTATCCGTTTTGAATACTGTCTGCATTATCTAATCTCACTTTCAATTCATTAATAATTGGTGTAAAGAACTCTGTGAATTCTTTTGGATCAAAGAAACAAGTATGACCACCATCAATAATAACTTTGCCATTTTGATCGACAAGTTTATTCTTTAATGTGAATTCTATTGTTGCATAAGATCTATTAATATTATGCTCTTTGATTGTTATTGTCCTCGTTAAACCTTCTCGATAAAGTTCATATTCCAAGTCCATGGTCTGCCTTTCTGTGTTTTGGTTGACGAATGTACTGAACCTTACTCTCAACTACACGCATGCGGTATTTGGGAGTGCGCAAATCCTTCGCTACTGGATCTCTAGGTTTCATTCGTTTATTATACACGATCTTTCCTTACAAGGCAAATTTCTTTAATAGTTGTTTTGCATCATTACAGTCACCCATCAGATAATCCATTTCTGCAAGAATAATCATTCGTTGCAGGGTGTCTGCAAGACGCTGGTCTTCGTCATCCAATAGATTATACCATTCCTCATATTCTTCCACTGAGTCCAGAGACCACATATGGTCTAGCATCTCCACCTGATACTCGGTTAGGTTTTCTATTTGAATCATGCTGCTTCCTTAAAAATCCCAGACCATGTCATAAGTTTATTCAACTTCTCTGCTTTAGCAGTCATCACTGCAGACTCACTAACGATACCATTATCAATCAGCAAGTCAATCATACACATCAAGTCACCAATTTCTTCTTCCAAGTGCTCTCGATTCGTTTGTCCTTTGTGTTCATCTTCCATACCGAACCTGAACACCTTACTTATCGCTTGCGTAACTTCAGCACATTCCTCTTGAGTGATCAAGAGAATCTCACTGTCAATCGCATTCTTTTGTTTCATTGCTGCAAATTTATTCATAACTCTTTTTATCTCCAAATCTTTCATTAAATTCATAACCCATAGCGTAAGCACGCAACTGAATCCCATGCATATCTTTTGCTTCTACACGATCACCAGTGTAAGTGCCTTCTGGGTACCAATGTGGTTCTAGTGGACGATGGTAGTGACTGTCAGCAGCACCACGATCGAAAGGACTTCCATGAGTACGATCAAACACCTCGCCTTTATATTCAACTGTATTATTTTCTTCAATAATCATATTCATGACTGTTCTCCATAATATTGAGCATCATTATTTGCGCATTCATCGGCATACGACAAATACTGGTATTGTTTTTCCAATTCCAAATTTTCACGATTGTCAAACGCATCTTGAACCATCTGGAATGGAATTCCAAGTTTAACTGCAATAAATTTAACAGACATACCTTGTTCAATCAAGTCATTAATTTCCATCGATAACTGTGCCATTTTACTCATAATTATACCTTTGAAATTTGAACATTATAAGAAGTACGATTCATCTTGTGGTCATAGACTGTCATCGTTGACGAAACACCCACTGCATTAAACATGCATTCAAACAACTGACGAACTGCTGCATTCACCCCAACAGAATCACCAACACCACGCTTGATAGCTGCACCTGATGTATAAAAAGATACACCATTCACAATAACACGATATTTCATTTCACTTCCTTTTCAATTTTCATACAGTTATTATACCCCAGACTGCAATTAAAGACAAGCACTTTCTGGAAATAAAAACCCCTGTATCTACAGGGGTCTCGGGGAGGGAATAACCTTACAAGTCTTGGGGTTATCTGTTCCAGTACTTAGAGTAGTCTACCCTGTTCCAATATGCATCGTTATTTCTGTTCCAAAAGTTCTTTATTAGATACCATGCCATACCGAAGTAACCCATTATCTGGAATCTTCTACTGTCCTGTCCAAAATAGTGATTCACCAATTTGAATTTCTTAACATCGTATCGTTTAGATAAGAAAAAGTCTTCACTGGTTCCATACTTTGCAGCAAACCCACCATATTCTTCAAACCTATCTCTTCGAGTTAGCATAAAAGCACCAACAGCGAATGGAACTTTGTATTGCATAATTCTATTGATACCATTAAATATCATAAACCCAATTTGTGCACGGAAGTCATCATCATAACACTTCGCATATAATCCAACAAGATCTAGGTTATTAGTTTCTAATTGATCAACTGCATCACGGATAACTGTGTCACTGAAGAAACGAACATCAGCATCGATGAATAGAATATATGGAGTTGTTACAAGTTTTGCTCCATTGTTCTTGGCGATAGAAACTGGACCACCTTCAATAACTTCAACATTCAGTTCGCCTTTCATTATTTGAATGACTTCTCTTGTATTATCAGTAGAGCAGTCAGCGATAATAATTCTGGTGTTACCTATCTCTTGCTGGCGCAGATGCATTAACAAATGTGCAATGTATGTTTCCTCATTCTTACAAGGAATTATAATTGTAATTTTGTCGCTTAGGTTTGTTTCTTGCATTCTGCCACCATCTTAAAACTCTTTGATCTTAAATTATACTTCATTGTTGATTTAGCTTCTTCA